CCCTGCCCCTGGCCAGCGTGCCGCGCGAGCTGACCGATTGGTCGCTGGCCCTGGCCCGCCATTGGCTTTATAGCCGCCGCCCCGAGGGCCAAGACCTGCCACCGGCAGTGGTGGATGCCTATCGCGATGCTCTCAAGGCCCTGGATGCGGTGCGCGATGGCAAGATGAGCCTGGATACCCCCGCCGGCACCGAGGCCGCTACCGAGGGCGCCAGACTGCTCGTCACGGCTCCCGCCAGACTCTTCACCGCAGACAAGCTGGCGAGCTATTGATGGCCATCGCCACACAGGACTTTATCGACGCCGCCCAGGCCCGCCTGCAGGCCGCCTTCCCCGACTTAGCCGTGGAACTCTTCCCCTCCCGGCCCGAGGACTACCGGCTCAATCACCCCGTAGGCGCCCTGCTGCTGGCCTATCCCGGCTCGCGTTTCTCTGCCACGACTCTCCACGCCCAGTCCGTCTGTCAGGACCGCATCATCACGCTGAGCGTCTCCCTGGTCAGCCGGCACCTGTGGGGCACGGATGGCGCCGTCGCCCTCATGGACCGCCTGCGCGCCGCCCTGCTGGGCTGGCGGCCAACCGATTGCCAGCCGGTCACCGCCGTCAGTGATCGCCTGCTGGCCGAGCAGGCCGGCCTCTGGTGGTATGCCGCCGATTTCGCCTGCACCACCCGCGTTACCGCTACGCCATTTACCTCCTGAGGCCGCCATGTCCAAGCCCCCCGCCCTGGTCCACATCATCAACCATCGCACCGACTGCCTGGCCTTCGGCCCCTACCGGGTGGGCGAAGTCTATGCCGTGGACGCCGCTACCGCCGCCCGCCTCGCACCGCGCGGCTTCGTCCCCGCCGCACCGATCCCGGCGACTTCCGCCCCATCTACCCCCATCGAGGATTAAGCCATGTCCGTTACTGGTTCCGCCGTCGTCGTCGGCGTTTACGACGAAGTGACCTACAAGTCCACCTCCGGCGTCACCTCCGGTCGCAAAGCCTATTTCACCGAGTGCGGCCTGGTCGCTTCGCGCAATCTGCTCCAGCCCAACACTATCAGCGGCGACCGCTCGCGCTCTCTGCCGCTGATTGGAAACCTAGACGTGTCCGGCAGCCTCAATATCGAGGTCAGCCCCGAGCAGGTCGGCTTCTACTTGCGCCATGCCATCGGCGTCCCCGTCACCACCGGCGCCGCGCCTTACGTCCACACCTTTCGCCCCGGCACCCTGCCGGTCGGCCTCATTGTGGAGAAGAACTGGGTCCCGGCTGGGCTGACCAGCAAGGTCGAACACTTCCTCGGCTGTCGCATCGGCCAGGCCACCTTTGACGTGCCCACCGAGGGACCCTGCACCCTGAATATGTCCCTGCAAGGGGCCAATTACGCCATTGCCTCCGCCCCCATGGATGCCAGCCAGCAGGATGCTGGCCATACTGGCTTTGCCTCCAGTGATTGCACCGTGCTGGTCGGAGGGGCAAGCACCACCTGCGTCAAGACCGCCAGCATCGCAATCGACAACACCCTGGACGGCGACCGCTATTGCATCGGCGGTGGCGGGGTACGCAAGGATATCCCCGAGGGCTTTGCCGAGGTTACGGGCTCCATCACCGCCCTGTTTGAGGCCTTTACCCTGATCGACGCGGCCATGGCTGGCACCGATACCACCCTGGAAATCCTCATGAGTCGCGGCGACGGCCTGGGCAGCGCCGGCAACGAAAGCCTGTCCATCAAGCTCGACCACGCCCGCCTGGCCCTGGCCAGCCCGGCCATCAGCAGCCCCGGCGGTGTCGAGGTGACGTTTGAGTTCACGGGCTACAAGTCCGGGGCCACCGATAAGGGCCTGGTTGTCGTGCTCAAGAACGCCCAGGCCGCCACCACCATCAGCTAAACCGCATCCCCGCGCTGGTCAGTCGCGGGGTAGCCCGTTACCCGGTTGCGAGACCGGGCCGGGCGCCTACACTGACCACTTACCACTTACCACTTACCACCCGAGACACTGACCAACCACTGACCATGGATTCCACAATTAAAACTAACGATCTTTACGAACTGCAACAGGCCATCCTCGACGCCATCGGGATGGGCGATCGTAACGATGTATCAGAAATCACGATCAACATCACGCCGGAACGCTGGCCAACGGTGCGCATCGTGTCAACGCACGAGATTTCCGAAGGGCTCGGCAAATTTGGCTTTTATTTGTCGAGCAAGAATTACGTCCTGGTCCCCCAGGATGAGTCCTCCGAAAGCGACACTTTCCCAACTGACCAACCCGAGTAACTGACCCATGTTCAAAATCCAAACTGACCGCCAGTCCTGGCTCACCGTGAAACTCCCCGATCCTGATGGCGAGCAGCGCATCAAGCTGCGCGTGCGCCTCATCACCCACACCGAGAACGCCCAGCGCAAGCACGAAGCCCTGGCCGAACACATCTCACGCCTCCAGGAAGAAGCCGCCAGTGGCGCGATTGAAGGGGCCGATGCCATGCTGCGCCGTTTCGTGGCCGTGGCGGACAGCATCACCCCCGAAGCCATTGCCAAGGATCTGGACGCCATCGTCGCCCGCGTTACCGACTTTGGCGATATCGGCGATGCGAATGGCAACCCCGTCCCCTACTCGCCCGACGCCCTGCGCCAAGTGCTCAATCTCGGCTCCTGGATCGTCAAGGCGGTGCGCGAGGCCTTGGCCTCCCTGGATGACAATGGTCGCCAAAAAAACTGATTTCCTGGCTGCGGTGGCGCCATGACGCCACCCCTGGCCAGGGTCTTAGTACTTGCCGCGTCTGCATGGAAGGGCGCGGCGAAAACACCTGGTGCGGCGCCTGCGAGGCGGTGGAACTGTGGCCGGAGAACGTCGCCAGCGTCGATCTCTTCCTGGCCGTCGAAACCCAATGGCACCGCGGCATGGACGGCGCCCACACCAGGCTCGACTATGCCGGGGTCGCCGCCGCCATGCGGTTACGCGGCGATCCCCCGCGGCTGTTTGACGACGTGCAACTCATGGAACGCGAGTTCCTGGCCATCATGAGCCGGAAGCGGGCTAAAGACCCCAAGGCATCGGTCCAACCCTATCCCAACACCCGGGAGAGAATCAGTCATGGCTAGTGGGCCCCTTACGGTCAAATTGGAGATTAAGGCCGATGGCACGGCGGCAGTTGTAGGCATCAACAAAGTTAAGGGGGCACTGGATGCCACGGGCAAGCAGGCTCAGGCGACCAGCGGTGGCATCAATGCCTTGTCGTCATCCCTGAAAGGACTGGCCCTGACGGCGGGGGCAGCCCTGTCGGTAGGGGCACTGGCTCAGTCATTCGTCCAGGCCAACATCGAGAGCCAGCGGCTGCAAAAGGGCCTGACGGCCGTGGCGGGATCGGCCACCGCGGGCGCGGCGGAGATGGACTACATCAGCAAGACCGCTGATAAGTTGGGGCTCAGCCTGACCGCCACTGGTTCGGCCTATGTCAGCCTCACCGCCGCGACCAAGGGCACCAGTCTGGAAGGCGAGCAGACCCGTCAGATCTTCGAGTCCGTAAGTCTGGCCATGGGCAAGCTGGGCAAGTCCAGCGCGGATACTCAGGGGGCCTTGACCGCGCTCGAACAGATGATCTCCAAGGGCAAGGTCAGCGCCGAGGAGGTGCGCGGCCAGTTGGGCGAACGCTTGCCGGGGGCTTTCAAGTTGGCCGCCGAGGCCATCGGGGTGACGACGGATGAACTGGATGCCATGCTCACCAAGGGCGAGGTGCTGGCCACGGACCTATTGCCCGCCCTCTCCCAAAAGCTCAACACCCTCTATAACGATGGCAGGGCCATCGGAGGACTAGAGGCGTCCTGGAATATCCTCAACAACGCCCTGGATCGGCTTCTGGTCAGCGCGGACAACGCATCTGGCGCCACCGGCCGCCTAGCGAATATGCTGCTCTGGGCCACTGGCAAGGCCAATGCCTTCGCCGAGGCCTTGAACGTCATCAGCAATTGGCAGGAGGGCAAGGGCTTCGCCTATGGCGAGCGTGATGCCATCGCCAGCGATTGGGCCTTGCGCGCCAAGCTGGTGGATGAATACGTCGTCAAAATGAAGGACGCCCAGGCCTATGCCGACGCTAACGACCTGGACAACAGCGCCGCCCGCCGCGCTGAAGGCGAGGCCTTGATTTCCCGTATCAACGAAATTGACGCTAAGGTGAAAGCCACCCGCGCCGATGTGAAGGCCGCCCGCACCGAAGCCGAGGCATTAGCCTCACGCAATGCGTCAAGCATGGGCGACGACGCCATCCGCCTCTACCGCGAGCACCAGGCCGCCATCAATGCCAACGGCAAGGCCATCGATGACCTCAACG